TCTNCAAAAAATATCTCTGCAGTCTGAGGCCTAGCAACATACTCTAAAAAAAACTCACTACTAGGAGCATCGTCCATATTAAACTTAGTCATTCCATGTAGTGCTCCATTAGATCCTCTTCCACCTACAGTACCCGATATGTCATAACTATCACATCCAAAAGCGCCTATATGCTCATTTCCAGGGAAGAATACTCCATGTTTAGAATGTTTATTGTTATTTAAACCTTTCTTAGGAGTCCAAGAAACCTTGAATCTACCCCTATTATCTGGCGTCCATATAACCTCAGAATCTTTTACACCATCTTTCCAGTAGAACCTACCCCTTGTCATATGATGCTCTATTATTAAAGAGTCATTATAATCTATCTGCTGGTATATCTTAGTTAAATTAAACAAAGAAGACTTACTCTCATCTCTAAATGCGTGAGACTCTGTTCTAGGAAACTGCCTGTAGAATTCGTTTAAAGCGTCTGCATCTTTTTTTAAAGAGTCCACCTCTGCCTCCCAGTAGTCTATAGCTCCATTTCTTATATACTCACCATCAACTCCCATTATTTTATTACTAGGTTTATAGAAAACCGGCATGCCGTGCTTGTCTATAAAACCCTCCATATTCCATTCCATGGGAATAAACAAAGAATACATGCCACTTTTAGTTTGACCATTCGCATTCCTTTCCCTAGGATTAGAATCCTCATATAACTTCTTAAAATTATCCCCTCCCCTGTTAAGTGCATTAGAAGTTGACCCCATTAAACACTTACCTATTATCTTACTTCCTAACCTCAAACAGGTTTTAGTAACCCTCCAATTGTTTAGTATATTATTTGGCTTAATCCACTTCCCACTTTCATCATGAACCAGAAGCAAAAGCTTCTCACCGTCATAAGAGTTGTCATCTGTATTCTTCCAGTCAATAGTTGTGTCTAATCCATACAACTCATCATTAACCGTTTCATACATATTCTTTTTAGTAATCTTAGAAGCCGGTATCCTAAAAGCAAGCTCTGTCTTAGGCTTGTCCATACCATCCTGAATAGGTTTAAAAAAGAAAGGCAGCCTAGTGGATATAGGAACAACCTTGTCTGTAAACATTTTTTTAGCATCTGACCCCGTCTTAGATAGTATACCTACCCTAGAGTCTTTAGCTAATGAACCTGTGTTTACGCATTCAGAAGACCCCATAAAAGAAAACCCTGAACGTCTTATTTTTAAATAGTCCATTCCAAAACACCTATTGTCAGCTCGACAGGCCTCCCAGTATATAAAAATATTCTATTAGCCTCTCTAAAGTCTGGATATCCAATATCAATACTAGTCCACTGAAGATACATGTAATGAGAACCCGTCATGTATATTGGAGTTCCGTTATTATAAAACCAATGCCCTAACTCTCTTTTATCAAACTCATTCTCTATGTAATCAACCCAATTACTTTTAAAGTTATCAGGCATTTCATTCCATTGGAATATAGAAGATATTCTAGTAAGCTCCTTAGGTAGTTCTTCTCTTTCCCAATACTGCTCTTCTTTTTTAACAGACCTTTTATAAACGTCTAATTTAGAGTTAGGGTGAGCGGGTGGTTTTTTAGGCAACCCTATAATCAATCCATTAATAGATATAATTTCACCGAGCTCACCTGTTTTAGATATAATGACAAGGTCATACTTTTCATTATAACCATATAACCAAGTCTTGCCTGTGTTTTTTCTTTTTAAAACGGCAGGAGGTATGTATTTGTCTATCGTTTTGTATAAACTATTTTGATCTTCTTTCTGCAAATCCTTGTTTTGTTTTAGGCACTCCAGTGTTATTAGCTAGGTTTATATTGTCCTGCTCTAAATCTATTTTATTTAAAATATCAAACGCGTCAAAAATAGCTAGCTTCTTTGTTGCCGCTGCATTTTTTAATCTGTCTGCCGCCAACTCATCTTCAGGATCTGGCTTTATAATATCTTCTCTAGCAACTTTTATCAACTGCTCTACAGCTTTTCTTCCTGCGCTAATTATTTGAATCTTTAGTTCTTCTGACTTCATTAAACTTTTTTTATAAACATTACTTGAGCCAATCTTGAGTTTTCACCCTCTCCAAAGTTTTCAAATATATTTCTTGAATGAGGAATCCGAGAATCAAACACAATCATTCGGTTATATTCGGCGTAGAGTGTACACATTGGAGTTTCACCCTTATACAGGGTAGTGCCTGCTTGTTTAGGAAAAGTTTTATTTAAATACAAAACTACCGTCTTATCCCCCATCATCTCGTCAGTGTGAATAAAATTTGGTTCAACTTGATGCAAGCTAGATTGTCTTACAAAATTATAAGTTGTAACGTAATCTGGAAACATAGTCATTACAAAGCTTTGAAGCTCGTCGTGAGGTCTAGGCTGAATACCTTTAAAAACTTTATCTCCATCAGGAACATCAGCAAATCCTCTGCCTAATATATCATCAACATAAGCGTCAGGATCTTTTATCACATCATCTAAAGAAAATACAATCATAGAACTACAGTTATTTGATGATCATACATCCTGTATAGCTTTTCTCCATCTACTTCAAACTCATACTCACTCTCTGGCTTAAAAGTTATTCGATCTCCTACGGATACACCCTGTTCAGACAGGTACTTGTTTACGTATTTAGCTGTTCCAATCAACGGCTCTTCCTTAAAGTTCTTATGTAAAAAAGACTCTTCTTTATCGACTGGCTTTATAAAGCAATAACGATCGTGGCAATGCCACTTGTCATTATGCTTGTACATATAAAATTGATCGTTCTCCACAAAAAAAAGATCATCCTTAAAAAAACTTCTTCCGCTTTGCTGCCTTCCCTTCATGTCGTTATAAAACTTAAAAACATTATGGTGCACTAGAAGCAGGTCGCCCTCAACTATATCACCCTCATAACCCAATGGTGTTGAGATAACTACGCCAAATCTATTAGATGCTAAGTGGTTTTCTTCAGAAGTACTAGTAATGAACTCTACGCCAGATAACTCTTTAGTGTTATTATATCGCCTTCCCTTTAAGGGTTTTACGATAAAGAAAAAAGGAGACTTCATTAAAAGTGAATATTGTATTCTATAGAGATTGGCATTACAGAATTAAACTCTTTCCATAAAAGAATTTCGTCTTTTTGCTGAATCCAAACTTTTATGGTATTTTCAGAAGTGTCTCTTTGTATTAGGTGAATAAAGTAGTTGCCTCCCAACACTTCTTGCCCCACTAAATAATGCATAGCGCTAGACTTATAGTCCGGGCCTATTGATATTTTTCTTATATCCATTGTATTATATTTTACTGTAACACAAAGATAGAAATAATTTATTGCGTTTTTCCCCTGATCTTTTCGTAGGTGCGAAGCCCTCCAAGGCCTAACATTCCCATTAAGACCGTAAACAAAGGTTCTGTCTCTAGTACAGGAAAATCTACTGTAGGATATATAGTTCTTATAATAGGAAACACTAAGAAGTGATAAGCAAATGCTAGGCTAGATGCCCAACCTACACTTGGCCTCCAGCCCGAAACAAACAGAGATCGGTGTTGCGCCTCTACTTGATTTATTTTAGTCTGTAATTCAAGTATCTGATTAGGGTCAAGCTCCTTTCCTTTGATAGCTTCTCTAAGCTCCATAGCAAGGCCACCTATCTTACTTTTACCGCTAGAACCTCCGCTAAGTAGTGACATTAAAATCTTAAGCATTACTTTTTCTTTAATTCAAAGATAGTATCAAACGCAGTAGTACCCGCCAAACTAAGCTTGTCTATTATGTCAGACTGAAGTGTTATTATTTGCGCCTCGTAAGCATCTTTTTGTTTTACTAACTCATCAACCTTAGACCTTAATGACTCTACTTCTTTTTGTAGCGTAGCTACTTCATCTGGATTTCTACCTATAATGGCGTAGATAACTACAGACAGAGACCCTACTATCATCCCTGTTATCGAAACAAAAATATCCTTATTGTCAGAAGGTATAGTGTTGTTGGCTAAGTATAAGAGCAAAAATATAACTAACACAAAAATTCCCGTTGCTCCTAAGTAGTGTATTAAGTCTCTTTTCTTCATGTGTTAATTACTTTATAAGATGTTTTTCCGTTAATTTTTTCAGCTTTCAATATACGATTTCTATTTTCAGCTTCAGATACATAACTAACGTGTATCCAAGCTGGGTTTGAATTATTCCCAAACTCCCATATCATCTGATCAAAGTTTAGGTTATACTTTATATAATAAAACATTTCAGCATTTGTTTTATATCCAAAGGTGTCGTCTAAGTCAATCGCCCTACCCTGGCAATGTTGTGAGCGAGAGCTCCCACCAATGGCAGTATTTAATTTTTCAGACCTAAACATACTGTTTATTTTTATAGGACCATTTACCCAATCCCGCAAAGGCTCAAAAACATAAGTGGCTACGCCCACCATATTTCCAATCTCATAGTCGCCAGGAGTATTGTCTATGTTCAAACGAAGCGCTGTGTTAGATCTTATAGCTTCCTTATAAGTTATATGCTCACTTATTTTTTCCATACATCAAAAACCATTTGTGTATAGTGTATCCTATAGATACAGTTAATAGTGTTATTTTAAGTATAACGTCAATGTTGGCCATAGATACAGCTAGAGCTAAAGAGTTGAATCCGTATATTTTCATATCTGAGAAGCTCATTTTTTTTTATTTTTTACAATTTCATATATTACTTCAATGTCTCCCGCTGATGTTGTCTGTACGTAATTCATTTTTTAATTATTTTAGGTTGCTGCAATTGCCATATAGATGTAGGTTTCATTTTGTTGATTCAAACTACTACTGGCAGTTGTGTTGCCATCAGCACCAACAATAGCACTAAATCCATCTGAATCAAATCCAATACCTTGATATCCAGTTGTTACTTCTGCATCACTTAAGTCTGCGTATAATGCATAACTTTGTGTACCTGAAACCCTTTTGTTATCATACATCTGCCAATTACTAGTTAAATTAATTCCTTTTATCATTACAAAAGAAGGTTCAAATCCTAAATTTGTAACCATTGTTCCTGCTGTATAAGAAGTTCCTGTCCAAGTATAACTCCCTATTTTAGAATAGCCAGCAATTGAACGGAAGGCATAGGCTATCATACCGCCACCGCTTGGATTCACTTCACTACCACCATTAATTCCTGCTTGAAATGTTGTTGAGTTTACAGTTCCAAATCTATCTGTATATTGGTTGGATGGGCTATTTAAGTCTAAAAATAAAGTTTGGCTTGCTGCTGAGAACGCGCTTGACCAAACTGCCCAATTAGTAGCACCTGTAGTTTTTTTACAAATAATTAAGTCTGGCGCAGCATTTAATCCGTGACCAATAGTATCTCCTAATGTAGACGAACCTGTATAAGACACAATACTAAACCCTGCTGCTGTATTAGCTGATATTTTTGTAGCTGCAAGGCTTCCTGCTAAAACTGCTGTTGATGCAACCCCATCTATCATAACACTACCTAAAGTAGGTACCTCCCCTGCATTTTTTGAATTCAGAGCTGTAGGCGCACCTCCTGCTTTCCAGTTCCAAGCTACGTATTTAGCATTTGTTCCCGAGTAAGATTGTCCAGGCGCACCATTTACTCCATAACCGCCATTTGTTTGGTCAACTACAGTAAACCCATTTGAGTTAAATGCAGTCGTTTGAAAGCCTGAATTAAAATACTCTGTCTCTGCAGAATTCGAAGCTAGTTGTCTTGAAACTCCTCGAACTGAATCAATAAGTATATTACTTATAGTTCCTTGTCTAGCTTTTATCCAAACTAAATCAGGCTGAAACTTTAGCCCCGTATATCCTATATCTGTAGTTGATTCCATTATAATTTGTTGATATATCATCACCATTACCGTCTAGCTGATAAGTGGCTATTGCCGTTTCACCCGTAGGAAAAGAAAGAGAAGATGCGGTTGTTGTTGTTTCTAATTGTAAAGCTGTCACAGCTGCTTGGCTTAAAGCTGAATCGTATATTCTTACTTGGTCTATTTTGCCATTAAAGTAATTAGCATAACTTGATGCTGTATTTCTATATGAACCAATAGTTGGAAAACCACCTGTTCCGCTATAACCTATTGAAGATGAAATACTAGTTGTATTTATTAAATTATTATTTTGATATATTTTAATTTGTGAACTTGAAATTGTAACAGCTAAATGATACCAAGTACTTGCGTTAATTGTTGTTGATTGTAGTATATTAAATTCATTATTTGAATTACTAAAACCATAAAATCTTAAATTACCATTACCTCCTGTTTCATATCTTATATGCCAACCCCTGTTTTGACCACTTGTTTGGCTATAATTATTAAAAATTGTTTGATAGTTTTGTGACGTAGTACTTAAATTAAACCAACAACTTACAGTCATTGCTGCATAATCAAAAGAACTCCCTGCTATTGTTACATTTGAACTTGAACCATTAAAATTAGCAGCCTCATTAAACTTAGCGTCTATTACTTGAGTCGCTCCGTTACCGAAGTATGTATTGACGTTGAAGTTTTCACTTCCCACTGGTGTATTGGCATCAGTGTCTATTTGAAACCAAGATGCACCATCATAATACTCAACGTACTTAAGCTCTGAATTAAAACGCCACTCGCCCGTACTAGGGCTAGTAGGTCTTGAAGCCGTATCACCCGTTGGCAATTGAAGCGCTGTGTTTGTTGCGCTAAAGTCAAATAATTCCGGTGTGCCTATTTTTGTTATTGCCATAATTTAATTTTTTAACATCCTACTTCATTAACTAATTCATCAACTTGAGTTTGATTTAAAGCTGAAGTGAAAAATCTAACTTGGTCTATTGAGCCATTCCACCAAGCAGTAGCTGCTGAAATACCACCAAAATGACCAATAAGAGTTGGAATTGAAAAGCTCGCTGCAGTCCCCGACCAGCTTGTGCTTGTTGCAGGTGTACCACCATCAATATATAAAGACACAGATCCTCCTACTGCATCTGTATCATTTACTATAACAAATGCTAGATGATGCCAATTACCATCATTAACAGTAGTGTTGTTAGTAACTGAAGCTGCAAAGCCATCAGCATCAGTATAAACATTTAGCTTCATCTTCCCAGTAGGAGCACCATATTCTACTGCCCATTCGTAATTTCCAGGAGGAGAATCATTAGCTTTTGATATAAGATAGCTAGTGCTAGTATCTGTTGTTTTTACCCACATACTTCCAGATAAAGCTCCAGTTGTTGTTATTGAAAAATTTGATGAAGTTCCTAAACTAATAACACTACTAGTACCATTAAACACCGCAGCATTCCCAAACTTACCTGCAGCATACGTTATATTTGAATCTGCACCGTTATAACTACCGCTTGTTGCACAAGTTGATGAATTATTAGAATTAGAGTTTAATTCATATAGAGCCAAATTGGTTGTAGGATAACTACAGTTAGTAGTAGTACACTGAATAGTATTAACAAAGTTTTTCCACTCTGTTCCGTTGTAGTGTTGCATTACGCTAACCGACCCTTCTGAGGCTGTGCCACCAAGGTTTCGCATCATTCCTTGTGCGACAGTAGGAGGTGCAGCGTAAGCCGAGCTTCCCGTAGGCATTTTAAGTCCAGCTGTTGAATAGACAGAAACTAAATTATTTTCTCCGCCCATATAACCGTGATAGTAACAGTAATAACTAGCTACCCCGAAGTCTGCTGTAACTGTTATAGTAACATCACCTGTGTAAAAATTATAGGTCACTCCGCCTACGACTAGGGTATTAAAAAATGTACCGGTATATGTGATACCTGTTAACCCATTATTTAAAACTGCAATAGGGTGAGCAACAGGAACACCTGTTAAAACCGTTGTGCCTTTTCTTAGTCCAAACTTACCATCGTAGACCCCATTAAAATAATATTTATTAGAGCCAGATGCACTTGATACAGTAACTGCATTGGTTGCATTTAAAACATAGTCAGGATCCCCTGGATTTAATTCGGTTAAGTCTTTTATTACCTTAGTTGTTGCCATAATTTAATATTTTGAATCCCATTTTTGTTCTTCTTCGTTCCAAAAACCTTGAATAAAGGTAAAATTATCGGGGTAAGCAACAGGTGCACTCCATCCACCATTTGTTGTGTCCCATGTCCAGCTAGGGTAAGGTTGGTTGTTGTCTGGGTTTACATATACATAGTCCACCCATTCTGTTGTGTCTTCTTTCCAGCACCATTCCATACCCTCCGGTCTTGGTGTTGGCGCTTCCCAATAGCAAGTGTCCTCATCAAGAATCCAACTAGGATAAGGTTGAGGCGCGTAAAACGCATCTCTTACAGGGTCGTAGATGTATCCTACCCCTGCATAATTTTTTCTAAACGGCGTGCCGCCTAATTTGTGCACCCCGCCTTGTGTGTTGTATGACGTTCTTTTGCATCCGCGGTAGAAAGCTTCCCAGTATACTGAGTTGTCTTCTGATATAGCTTCGCCATTTGAAGAAGTAAACTCATCTACTCCCGTGTACATGTCGGTTACTCTGCACAGCGCATTGGCCATTGCAGTGTATAGCGTTTCACTCTCAGCCACCAAGTCTTCAGTCCCTTCAACTTCTTTAGCGTTTAAAGCATCTAGAGATGTTTCTTGTCCTGGAACTAAAGCTTCTTTTTCAGCATCTATCTCTGCTTGCTTTGCGACTATTGAGTTAGTAATAGCCGTCTTCTCTTCCTTAGTCATCTCAATTGTATACTGAGACTTTAATTCTGCTAATTCACCTTGTAGGGTTTGTAATGTATCTGAAGTAAATGAATCTTCGTATGCCGTTTTTAGCGTAGCATATTCTTCGCTTGATCTGTTGTCAGATTCTATAACAACAATTTCTTGGCGAACTTCCATAAGCCTAGCATTTTCACTTACCGTAAACTCATCATTTGATATTTTTGCGTAGTATGCCATGTTTAGAATGTTATTGTTGCGCCTGTTGCGGCTGTAGTTATTGAATATAAATATTGACTTCCACTCACAGATGAGCCATTTACACTTTGTCCAGCTGATGTTGTAGTTCCATTTACTTCTACACCTGCGGTAAATGTAGCAGATGATGAAGTACATCTAAGAAAAACAATTCCTTTACCTCCATTACCTCCTGAGCCATTTGGCCCTGTTCCGCCGCCGCCGCCGCCCGAACCGGTTTCGTCTGTTCCATTAGAGCCAGCTGAACCTGAACCGCCTCCAGCGCCTCCGCCGCCCGAACCACCTGCACCCTGATTACCGCCGCCGTTATATCCGCCGCCGCCGCCGCCAGCTCTTACAACAGATGAATCGGTAATAGTAGATGTCACACCTGCGCCGCCATCATTAGCGCCAGGAATAGATTGACCCAATGCTCCTGCGCCGCCGCCTCCTGAACCTACAGAATTACTGGCGGTTGCTGTTTGAGCTCCTCCATTAAAACCTTGTGCAGTTGTGCCTTGCGCTACTGCTGAATCAGTATTGTTTCCACCACCTTTTCCTCCTCCTGAGCCTCCATCACGACCAATGGTGTTATATTTACCGCCGCCGCCGCCGCCGTCAGAGGTAATTGAAGAGAACACAGATCGTCCTCCATCTCCTCCAGCTATTCCTGGTGTGTAAGTTCCTCCATTTCCACCTATGCCTACTTCTATGGAATAAGCAGTACCTTTATTCAAAACCAATGCGTTTTCGGCTGAAGTGCCGCCGCCTGATGGTTCAGAATTATATGAGTTTCTATATCCTCCTGCGCCGCCGCCCCCAGCGCTATCGCCGCCGCCGCCTCCTCCGCCAGCAACTACTAAATAGTCTAAAGCTATAGGAACTGATACCTCTTTAAGATTTCTCCACTCGGCTGTGCCTGATTGGTCGGTATATACTTCTGTGCGATTAGTTTCAGTGTTTTCTCGGAGGTCTCCGATCGTGGTAGTTGTGCGTTGAGCAGTAGTGCCC